CTGATCGCACTGTTCGAATCGAACACCAAAGGGCTGAAACTCTCTGCCGAACAGCACACCGCTATGGTTCAGCTATTGAAAGACTCACTCACAGGGGTCAGCGACGAAGCCGCCGCCACCAAGCTGCGCGAGCAGATTGAAGGCGTTGCCAAGCAGCTTTCAGAATCTGGCAATACCAGTGCGCCGGTCATTAACCTGAACGGCGGTAATTTAACTCAGGAAGACGTGGTACGCATTCTGGCCGAACAGCAAACCGCCGCCGAAAAGGAAAAAGCCGATCAGGCCAAGAAGCTGACTGACAAAGTCAAAATCTTCACCGATGCCATCGACGCCGCGGAAGGCCTGAGCGATGAAGTCAAAACCGAGCTGAAAGAAGCGAAAGACCTGATCTCGGCCGAAATGTCCGACGACCAGGTGAAGAAATTCGCCGAAAACCAGATTACACACGGCAACCAGAAAATGGTCGGCATTCAGCTTTCCGGGCTGGGCTTTGGTTCTGCTGCTGGTTCGCTGACCCAAACACCCGACCAGCAGCGCGAAAGCCTGCAACTGCAACAGCAGATTCACGCCAACCTGCGCCAGACCAACACCTATTCACTGGGCCAGCTGAGCCTGATGGAAGAGAAAGACCTGCCTGTATTCGCACAGCAGGTGCTGGCTGAGTTCGACCGCCTGAATCACCACCGTATTCATCAGGAACGTCTGGTGCTGACCGGGCAGGGCAGCGCGAACGTGATTTCAGATACCGACCTGCCAGTCTCGGTACAGCGGGAAGTGATTCGCGAAGCCCTGTCAGATCTGAATGTGCTGCAACTGGTGCAGACCCTGACCGACTTCAGCGCCAGCGCAACCACCAATATTCCGTACGAAATGCGGGATGTCTCGGCGGTGCTGGGCGATGGCATCGTGTTCGAGAACGGCACCATCCCCAAGGTGAAAAACTCGCAACGCATGGATCTGGCCTACGTGCTGCCCATGAAAGTGGCATTCGAAGTCTCGAACGAGCTGATGCACTTTTCCCGGTCATCTGCCATCAACTGGGATGCCTGGGGCCGCAACGTTGCCACGGCCAGCCGCATCATTAAAGAACTGGTTGCCCGTCGCATCATGAACTCGATGCAGCGGGTCTCCGACAGTTATCTGGCGGCCAGCGTGGCCGATGAAGACATTGCCACGCAGTTGCAGGACAAAGCCCTGTTCAGAACCACGCAGTTCCCTGTGGTGGCGCAGCATCAGCAGTACGACCTGCAGGGCAACACCATCGGCGCACCGGAAAACCCGATTGTGTTACTGATCAACGGCAGCGAAGTGAAGCCCTGGGACGGCAGCGGCCAGCAGGCAGCGGGCACGTATTACGTGGTGCGCTCTTACAACCTCGGCCAGTTTGCGCTGGTTGATGAATCTGGCGTGCCGAAAGCAGTTACGGCCGCCAACGCGAAGATCAGCTACAACTACGCGACCAACATTCAGAAGGTCGACAGCGATGTGCCGAACGGCCTGTCACCCGAGAAGCACTACAACAAGCTGATGCAGGCCATCGGCCGCCGCAAAGCCATCATGAAGGATGACCGCTTTGTGACGCCGGATTTCCTGATCATGTCCAACACCCTCAACGATACCTGTACCAATGCCGAGCAGTTCATTGTGTCGCAGCGCCGTGATGGGACACGCACTAACGCACAGGGCGACCTGGAAGCCGTGAAGTCGCTGCCTGCGTATTCCACCAATGCACCGGGCACCCATCTGGGCGATGAACGCATCCTGATGGGCCAGCGGGGCGCACTGACGTACACCGTGGTGAAGCCGTACACCCTGAGCGAAATGCAGGAAGCCCGCGACAGCAACGGCCAGCTGAAAGGCGGCAAAGAAGCCTATGGCGAAGAGTACAACGCCATTCACTGTCCGAAGCCGATCCGCAACCGCTTTACCAGCGTGCTGTTCTATTCCGCATCCGGACGATAAGGGCGTCGATTCCCCGGCCAGCAGTGGCCGGGGCTTTTTCTTCTTTGCATACCGGACATGATTAAAGGAAACCGAGATGAAACCTTCCATTGCTTACACCAACACCACCAATCAGCCGCAGAACATTGGCGGTAAAACCGTGCTGCCCGGCGAAACCCGCGAAGTCGATGCCCGCTTTGTGAATGCCACGGCGCTGGTCAACCGGGATCTGATGATTCTGTTTATCAATTTTGATGCGTCACCGCGCTTTTTCGGCACCACCAAAGTTTTGCCGGGCGAAGCGGTGCGTGTGTCGGTCATCCATTTTGAAAACCCGAACCGCGAGAATGCCGGCGCGGTTCAGGACCGTATTTTCGAGCAACTGCTGGAGAACAAAATCGACGTCATCAAGCCTTATTTTTCCGAGCTGGAAGACGGGGAACTGAGCCGTCTGGCAGAACTGGAGCAGGCAGGCGACAAGCGTAAAACCCTGCTTGAAGACATCGACAACGAACTGGCCGTGCGCATGGCAGAACGTAACTTCAGCCCGGCTGAGTATGCCCAGCGACTGGATGCCATGACCGATGAAGATCTGCAGCTGGAACTGCTGTCCGTCGGCGATGACAGCCGCAAGATTGTGGCGATTCAGGACGAACTGGCAAAACGCAGCGACCAGCAGAAGCAAGAGGAATAAGCCATGTGGGACAAGGTCAAAGCTCTGCTGGCAGGCTCTGCGCCACTGGTTGGCAGTCTGCTGGGTGGTCCGGCAGGCGGTGCAGTCGGAACCATGGTTGCCAGCGCACTGGGTGTCGAAAACTCGCCCGAGGCGATTGAAGCGGTACTCAGAACGGATCCGGATGCTTTGCTGAAAATCCGTCAGCTTGAAAGCGATGAACGGGTCGCGTTGCGCAAGCTCAAGTTGCAGGAAACTGGCCTGTTGTTGGATTTCGAAAAGGCCAAGCTGGCCGATACCCAGAACGCCCGGCAGCAGCACCGCGATCACTGGATGCCCTGGGCGCTGACCTTAACGCTGTCCGTAATGGTCAGCGGCATGTTTGCGTCGCTGTTCTTCGGTAATCCACCGCAGGACTATGCGCAGGTGCTGATCATGATTGCGGGTACCGTCATGGGCGCTTTTGGTACGGGCGTTGCGTTCTGGCTGGGGAGCAGCCAGGGCAGCGTCACCAAGAGTAAGCAATTAGTTGGAGGGGTGAATGGCCGACAGTAACGAAGGCGGCATTACTCAAAGGGAATTCACTGCATTTCGAAACGAAATGCGTGAAAACATGCAGCAGCAAACAGAGCTGATGCGGCAAATGGTTGAGCTTCAGATGAAGCACAATAACCTCGAATCCCTCGTTGGCCGTTTGGATCGAACGATTGAAAAGTTAGCTGCCCGCATTCTGCCACTGGAGCAAAGCCTGAGCGGGAACAACGAGAAAACAAAGTACAACCGGGATCTGATTTGGGTGTTGCTGCTGTTTGTTGTTGGCATTGCGTCTTGGAAATTGAAAGGGGGCTGAGCATGCAGGTATCAGACTTAATCGTGAAACTACAGGCGGCGCTGATGGACAGCGCCGAACACGTTTCAGGGCATGAACAGCAGCTGGTTGAAATGGCCCTGGCAGATTTCAGCCGTTATCGGCCGCATCAACGGCTGGGTACAATCGAGTTGCAGCATAATCAGGCATGCTATCCGGCACCGGCGGATCTGATTTCAGTGCGTACCTGCTTTTACGGCCAGTCGGCACGGAAGCGATATCAGCCCTGGGAAAGGGGTTATCCCCGCGATTTACCGAATCTGAGCCGCATCGACGATGAACAGGGCAAGCCAATGCTGAGGCTGTCTTTTCTTCCCGGCTATCATCTGCTCAATCAGGTCGGATGGACCTACAGTTTCAGCTATTACGCTGCCCGGACGATTCAGAACGACGCCATTACGATAGACAGTCAGGATGAGCCTTTGTTGCTGCTGCGTGCCATTGTCGAAGCGGTGAAATACATTGCCGTGAATCACCTCAGCAAAACTGTTTCCGTGCGGAACAGTATTGGTGGTGAAGCGAAAAACGGCACGCCAGCCGCGATTCATCAGCAGCTGATGGAACAATTCGAACGGCAGGTGCGCCATGCGTGAAATATCGGTCGACCTTCAAACCTCAGCGTTGGATGAGGCATTCCGGGAAGCGCCAGAATTGCTGACTAAGCATTTGAAATCAGGTGTGTCTTTTGCCGGATCGTTAGTGTCCCGTACTACCCGGGAAGAAGCGCCTAAAGCCGAAACCACGCTCACACACTCCATTCGCAGCAATGTGGTGGGTGAACTGCAACGGATGATTACCAGCAATCAGAACTACAACCAGTACGTCGTCGCAGGGACGGGGCGGCAGGGCATGCCGCCGATGCAGTCGATTCTGGACTGGGTGAAGGTGAAGCGTCTGCAGCCGAAGGACTCAAAGCAAAATCAGAGTGATCTGGCATTCATGATTGCCCGCGCTATCGCTCGTAACGGCACCGCGCCGAATGACTTTTACGACCGAGCCGCAGATCAAACCGCAGACCGGGTGGCCGATATTCTCAATGCTTCGGTTGCCGCTGGCCTGCGCGAAGCCGGGTTAAGGAGCCTGTAATGCCGGATGCTTCCCGTAACGTCGATACCATTCTGACAGCCATCACAGAGGGTTTCGCTCAGCGTTACCCACACCGGAAAACGACCCGGAACTGGCAAGACCGAAGCGCGTACAACAACCGGGATTTAGAACCCGGTTTGCTGACGGTGATTTATACCGGGGAGATCCCCAACGATGTATATGACACCCACATTAAAATGCTGGTCATTGGCCGTGTCTACTGCGGCGCGAAAGCGACGGCGCTCGAGACGGAACAGGCCGAGCTGGCGTTTCTGCAAGAGTGGCGGGAGTTCTGTACCAGCAGTGCATTCGGGAACATTTCGACTCTGTCGGTCAATACCTCGCAGCAACAGGAAAAACCGGATGGCTGGTTTCTGGCGGAATGCCGCAGCGGCCCGTACGACCTGGCCGCAGAAATCGACTGGTTACCGGTAGGGCCGACTGAGTTGCCGGAAGGGGTTAAAGCCTCACAGTCACCGGATATCGGAACGCCCAATGAATCTAATTATTTCGATGTCGATGAGAACTTCTGATGGGAATGACAGAAAGCCAGTTCGTGCGCCTGCTCAGCGAGATGATTCAGTTCGGGACCATCATCGACATTCAGGCAAAGCCGCTTCGCTATAAGGTCCGGTTCGATGCCAACCGAACCAGCGGCTGGCTGCCTTCCAATGTTGGCCATGCGGCAGAAGTGAAAGACTGGCACCCCATGCAGCAAGGCGAGCAGGTGATTGTTCTCAAGCCCTTCGGCGCACAGGGTGGCGTGATCATCGGCAGCCTGAATCAGGCTCAGTTTGACCAGCCGAAAGATAACCTCGAGCTGTTCTATCGTGAATTCCCGGACGGCACCTGGCTGCAATACGACATGGAAAACCACGTTCTATCAGGCGAAGTCAGTGGCAGCGTCGAACTGAAGGCTGAGCAAGCGTTTAAGGTGGAATCGCCCAAGATTGTGCTGGTCGGGGATATTGAGCACCAGGGCATGCAAACGACGACGGGTAATATTTCATCTGGGGCCAGCATTACCGCGGCAACGAACATTTCCGACAGCGTTCGCTCCATGGCGGATGACCGCAAGATTTTCAACCAGCATCAGCACCCGCACGATGTACCAAATACGCAGAAGCCGGTTCAGCAGCAGTGAGGACATATGGCAACGGGACTTGATGAACGCACAGGCCTGCTCATTGATGGCGTTGCAGAACTGAAGCAGCGCCTTCAGCGTTGTATGCGTACCCGAAAAAGCACGCTGCCTCTGAGCCGGGGGTATGGTTCGAACCTGCCACATCGCATTGATCGCAAAATCAACCCTGAACTCGAAATGGACTTGTACGCAGACGTGGCCGACATGATTGCCGACCCTCTGAACGGGTTTACCGATGAGATAAAACTTAACCGTGTGTGGCTGGAACGGGGAGACAATCGCGTGTTTGTGGGTGTGGAAGTGACTTTGCGGTTCGACGGCAGCGTCGAGAAAATTTCAGGCCTGAGCGTATGAGCCAGATTGACCTGTCGAAGCTGCCGCCACCGGAAATTGTCCAGCAGCTGGACGCCACGGCTATCCGAAGCCGGATGCTGCAGCGCTATGCTCAGCTGCAGAACGTCGATGCGCCGAAAGTGGGTGATCCGCTTTACAACGCGATGTCAGCCATGGCCGAAGAAGTCACCCGGGCCCGTCAGGAATTTCAGGATATCAGCCTGAATAACATGGTGGCGTTTTCTCATGGCGCCAGCCTGCAGCAGCTGGCAGCACTTCGTCCGGTCGAGAAGTTTGAAAAAGAAACCGATGATCAGTTTCGCCGACGTGTGCAAATGGCACCCGATGGTTTCAGTACTGCCGGGCCGGATGGCGCTTATATTTTCCATGCCCTGAATGCGCATGAAGATGTGCTGGATGCTGAAGTTCTGAGCCCGTCACCCGTCAAAGTTGATCTCTATGTCCTCAGCAGGCAGGGAGACGGTACGGCCTCAGCTGAGCTGTGTCAGCAGGTGTTTGAATACATCGACGGGCAGACAAAGCGGCCACTGAACGATCATTTCAATGTGTATCCCGCAACCATCAAACCTTACCGTATTGTCGTCGAGCTGGATATTCCCTACGGCCCCGGTGAAGGACAGACACTGGATATTGCCCGTCAGCGTCTGCAGTCGTTAGCCACTGAATCCCATGTATTGGCGGGCTGTGTCGCATTGTCTGCCATTGATGCCGCCGCTCATGTGAAGAATGGGGAAGCAGACGGCAGTTATCAGCCGGTGACTGAAGTCTTCATCCTCGAACCCGCCCAGACCATCAAGTGCACCAAAGCCCAGGCTCCGTACTGCACCGATATTATTGTCCGGTTGAAAGGGACGTGAGATGGCCTTCATCAGCACTTTGCCGCCTTCAGCTTCTGCCATGGAACGTGCACTGGAACAGGTGTTCTGGGAAGAAATTCAGCTGATTGAGCGGGATATCCAGAACTTTCTGGATCCCTGGAAATGTCGGTTAGATTTGCTGCCTTATCTGGCCTGGGAACTGAGTGTCGACGACTGGAACGAAACCTGGGATGAACAGACAAAGCGCAAAGTCGTCAGCAGCTCGCTGGAGATTCACACCTACAAAGGCACCCGGTACGCCATTGATAAAAGTATTGAAGCCATTCGGGCCGATTCGCTGAACGTCATCGAGTGGTTTGACGATCCGGCAACGCTTGCGCCGGCTGAATTTCGGGTTGAGTTGGTTTCGAAACAATCACCGGTCGATGCAGCAACCATTCCCCAGATTTCCAGCGCAATCCGGAACGCAAAGAACACACGCTCACATCTGACCAAAATCCGGATCACCAGTCACATCAATACACCCGAAAAACTTGCGACGGTAAGTCGGCAGGGGATTCGGGTTGGCTCCGGTCCCTGGGCAATCCGGTCAGTGGCCAGCGTAGTGAATCGGTCCGCTTGTTGTTTTTCCCGCCTTGGCGTCGTCGTGCGCTCCGGGCCTTTACCTCGATAAGGAATATTGTTTATGGCTGATATCCCAGAATCTCAGCAGCAATATGGCTCCATTCTGACCATTGCCGGCGAGAACGCCGAGCAGAACGGCAAGCTGCTGAAAAAGCCTATTGAGTTCACTCACATCGCTATTGGCGATGCGAACGACACCTATGTACAGCCAGACCGGACACAGAGCGCCCTGGTGCATGAAATTGCCCGCTTGCCCGTAAATGTTGTGGATGTCGTTGAAGGCACGCAGAACACCGTACCCACGTTGGTTGTTGAGGCCTTGTTGCCAGACACTCTGGTGAATGTGGTGATCCGTGAATTTGCTGTGGTAGCCAAGTTCAATGGCAACACGTATCTGCATGCCGTCGGCAACTGCGCCCGGGTGTATGTGCCGGCACCGCAAAACAACGGCGGTGAAACCAACGAAGTCGCCGTACAGATGACGTTCACCGTCACCTCCGTCGACCCGATTGTGATGATCAACCCGAATGTCGTCACCGCCAGCCGGGAGTACGTAAACAAGCAGATGGCAGCGCATCTGGCGGCTGTGGATCCGCATCCGCAATATGCACTAAAAGAAACTGTTTTGCCTCTCGAAAGTTTTAGGTTTTCGCGTCATTTTCAACGAATGGCACTATTGCTGGTTCCGTTTGCTCAAAAAGGTGATCGCTATGGGAAATCGTTTATTTCTGGTCGGTTAATGTTTGCACGAGGTGCTGCCGACTACTCAGAGAGATTACTGGATATTGAAATCACAGCTAAGAGTTCATATGAGATAACTAATTACAACATGCTGATTTATAAAGAGGGATGGTCACTCAGATTTTGCACGTTGGAGTATCAAGGTGAAACGTGGCTGGCTCTCTATGACGTGAGTGTTGGCGGAAACGCTCAGGATGCAGATATCACGTTCACTGGGCAGAGGGAGGTTGCCTCAGGCTTTAATGCGTTGAATCAATTTCGCGTGATTACGTTTGAATCTACAGATCCAATCACTCAGCCGACCAATCCGGAAGTTAAGGACACAATTGTCCCGCTAATTTCGCAGAACGTTAAAGACGCCAACGGCAATCAGTATTTTTCAGATAGCTATCAACCGGGTATTGGGTCGGTTAAAGGCCTAAGTACGTATTTAAATACGCTGGAGCAATTAGCGAAATCAAAAATCAGCACTGACATTTTAGTCGGCAGTATTGTTGAATTTTCAACAGATCAGCCTCGCCCTGGTTTTGTAAAAGCTCAGCGGGTTGAATTATCACGGGCTGCGTATTCAAAGTTATGGGCTGTTGCTGAGACAACATCAAATCTGACAGAGCAATCTGTTATTGACTCTGACCCAGAGACCTATGCAGCACATTTCGGAACCGGTGATGGTGAAACGACATTCACCACGCCAAACTTTCATTTGGGCCATTTCCGGCGTGGTGCTAAAGACGGAGTGGCATTTGCGACGGCCGAGGGCCATGCTGTCGAGTTTCACTATCATAATCTGCCAACCGGCACTGGAGCGTCTGGACATAATTTCTCAGTCTATGGCATTCCCGATGTGATGCCAGATGGCACTAAAATATGGACCCGGGGAGATTCATTCAATCCGTGGGTTTCCAGCGGGCAAATCGCAATCACAGATGACACAGGTATAACTGCAAACAACAACACCGGGCAGATTGTCGGGAACTGGGCTGATGAAACCCGCCCAGATACAGCGAACCTGCATGTTTTTATTTTTCACGGAGAAATTGCCGCATGAGAGTTTTTTGTTACTCCCACGTAGATGGTCGATATGTTCGTGATATAACCGCCCACCCAGATGAAATGAACCCGGGAGAATATTTAATCCCCGGATACCATACGCCAGCGGCACCGCCTGAAGCATGGGTACAACCGGGTGAGTTCCTTACGTATCTTGACGCAAATGACATGCCGCCGCGGCGCTGGCAAGACGGGGCATGGCTAATCCGGAAAGAAAAGCAGCCGGTCACTGGCTGGCTGAAAACTGATTGCTCGCAATCAAGACAGTTTGATGCTGCTGCTGAAATAACTGATGACTATACACCGGACAAACCCGCAACCCGTTTCGATATCTGGACCGACTCCGGCTGGCAAACCGACGAGCAAGCGAAGTTCGAATCTGAAGTGCGGACCATCAATAATCTTCGCCGTCAGCAGTACGCTCAAATCGTTGACCCTCTGATGAACGAAGCCCGGATGCAGCGCATGCTGGGTGATGATGTTGGTGCAGAAAAGAACGAATTTCAGGCGCAGCAGTGGTATGAACGAATCCGGGAAGAGCATCCATGGCCACAGGCGCCGGAAGGTGTACTCCCTCCAACCACCGCATAACCTGACTACCCTAAACACAAAGCCGCTGAAGGTGTGTTTTCTTTGATCAAAGAGGAACTCACCCATGGCGTTCAAACATGGCATTTTCGGAAGCACGGATGAGGGTGGTGTAAGGCCCATGCTCATGGCCGACACCTCCTTTGCGGTGGTGTTGGGAACGGCGCCGGATGCTGACCCTTCTGTTTTCCCAGTCAATCAACCGGTTTTGATTCCGGGCGATGTCCATAAACTTGCCAAGCTCGATATGGCTGGCAACAAAGCCGGTACGCTGCCAACAGCGATGGAAGCTGTTTTCGACCAGAAGCGTTGCGCAATCTGCGTGATTCGTGTTGAAGCTGGTGCAACCGAAGCAGAAACCATTACCAAAGTGATTGGCGGTGTGGACCCGGCCACCGGTGCCAAATCTGGCATCGAAGCCATTCTGGATGTTCAGGCCATGACCGGGCGACGTCCGCGGTTGCTGGCGATTCCGGGCTTTACACACAGCCAGTCGGTTCTGACTAAGTTGTTACCTGTTGCGACCCGGTTGCGCTGTAAAGTCTTTGCGGACTGTCCCGGCAGCACTTATGAATCTGCCGTGGCATATCGTCAGCTGTGGGGCGATCGTCGCCTTGAGCTGTTCTGGCCACGGGTTCGCAACGCACTGGATAAACTGGTTCCCATGTCGGCTTATGCGCTGGGGATTGAGATTCAGAAAGACCAGGATCCGAACCACGGCTACAGCGCATCGATTTCAAATCACCGAATCAATGGCGCGCTCGGGACTGAATTCCCGATTGATTATGTCGATGGCGACACCAATTGCATGGCGCACCTGCTCAATGAAAACCAGATCACCACAGTGATCATGGACGAAGGCCTGCGCACCTGGGGCAACCTTAGCTGCAGTGACGACCCGAAATGGCAGTTCAATTCGCATGTGCGAGTGAATGACATGGTGCTGGATATGATCACCTATGGCCTCAAATGGGCGCGGGACCGCAAAATTCTGGCAACCTTCGTCGAAGATGTGACGGAGTCGGTTCAGAACGCCCTTGATGGCGAAACCCGGGCAGGGCACATGTATGGCGCTACTGCTTGGGCAGACCCCGACCTTAACCCGCCTGACTCCATCATTGCGGGGAATTTCTATCTCGATTACGACTTCACACCGCCTGGCCTCGCGCAGGCGATTCACGTCACGAGCCATTTCACCAATGACTACGCAGACGTCATTTTCAAGTAAGGAACGGTCATGGAACGCAGAGCACCGAAAACACTGGTTGATTATGCCTGGTATCAGGATGGTAACGGCATGATTGGTCTGGTACCCAAAGTGAAGCTGCCACCATTCACCCGCATTGTGGAAGAGTACATTGCCGGCGGCATGGTTGGGGCTATCAAAATTGATATGGGCGCCATTGAAACCGATGACCTTGAAGTCACGCTGGCAGAGCCGAACCCAAGCACGATCAAGATGTTTGGCCTGACCAATGGCGATGAAAAGCCATTTACTTTCCGCGCTGCGTACAAGGGTGCTGGTTCTCAGGTCGATAAGTTCAAAGTGCAGGTGTATGGCCGGGTGATTGGGCTGGAACTGGGTGAATTGGAACGTAAAAAGCTGTCTGAAACATCCTGCAAAATCACTTGGACCAAACTGAAGATGGAATATGCCGGTGAAGTACTGATGGATATCGATCTGATTTCCGGCAAAGAAGAGGTGGGCGGCGTCGACCGCCGTGCCGGCATTAATGCAGCACTGGGCTTATAAGGAAAGTTATGACCAACCAATACCAACCCATTAAGGTAACGCTTCAGGAAGCGAAGCCTTTTGATGACAAACCACAGACCGCACTCATCATGCGGCCGCCGACCACCAACGATGTGATTCACTCTCAGCAGCTTGGATCACGGATTCTGGCGGATGGCAGCAAGCATGTGGATGAAGCCGAGGCAGAAGCACATTTGTTTGCGAACCTCACAGGTACAACCCGGGAGTTTATCGGTTCACTGGCCTTTTATGACTACAGCCAGTTAGGGAGAGCCTACGACTGTTTTTTGTTGCCAGTGCCACAGTATGCCGCCAGATGTGCCTTGCTGTTTCCCGGTTCAGTGGCGTCTCACTCTCAGAACTCAGAAGCCTCAGTATCGCAGAACTCCACGACTGGCTGAATGACTGTACCGAACTGACGAAGCAGGCAGATGATGAATAAGAGGGGATGCAATGGCAGATAACACACAATCTGTCGGCATTGGTGTAGTCGCAAAGGTCGATGGCAGCGTCTCACAGGCTTTCAGCCAGATTGAGAAGCAAAACAGTCGTCTGGGCCGTGGTGCGCGGGAACTCAGTCAAGATACCCAACGCGTCGGACGGGAGAGTAATCGGACAGGTTCTCTGGTCGGCCGGTTAGGCCGCCTCTTTGGCCGTGCCGGCGCAGGTGTCCGGAGATATACCCGCGATATTGGCAGTGCAATCCGGAATAACCAGTTGCTCAGGGCCAGTCTGGATAAGGCTGGCGAAAAGCTGGATGGGCTCGGCAACCAATGGACCGGGATTGCAACCGGTGTGGCCGGTGCCGGTTCAGCGATGGCCGTGATGGGCCTTGAGGAACGCTATGAGCGGCTGGGCATTCAGGCGGGTAAATCCCGCGATGAAATGACCAAACTGCGGCAGGAAATGTTTGCCACTGCTCAGCAAAGTGATATTCGGGTTGATCAGGGCGAGATGCTGGCCGCAGTCGAAAAGATTGTGGAGAAAACCGGTGATCTCGAATTTGCCCGTGAAAACATGGCCAACATCGGTCGGGTGATGCAGGCAACGGGTGCAGCAGGTGTGGATGTCGGTGAGATGTTCGCCGACATGTCGACGAAGTTTGGCCTTAAGAACAGCGAAGATGTTCTGAAAGCCATCGACACGCTGGTTGTTCAGGGCAAAGCCGGTGCATTCACATTGCAGAACCTGGCTGCTGAAGGTGCGGCTGTGTCGGCTGCTTATGCTGCGATGGGACGTTCAGGCCCGAAAGCTGTGCAGGAAATGGGGGCGCTGCTGCAGATCTCCCGGATGGGTTCCGGCTCAGCGGCGGAAGCTGCCAGCTCGATGGAATCGGTACTGGCTGACATTCGGTCAAATTATAAGGATATTGAAGCACTCGGGATTCAGGTTTTTGACGAAGAAGCACTTGCGCGGGGAGAGAAGAAATTTCGTGATATCCCGACCTTACTGAAGGAAATCATGGATACCACCAGTGGGGATATCACTCAGTATGGTGAGTTATTCGGTGATGAAGCCATGCGATTGATGCAGGCGCTTGCAGGAAGTGATGGTCGGGCAAAGTTTGATGACTTCCTTGCCATTTATGGCGACGGCTCCGCAGTGCTCCAGGATTCAGCCAGAGCCGCCAAAACCGCCAATGCTGCCATGGTGAGTCTGAAAACTGCCTGGATGAATTTTGCCGATCAAAATCTTGCCGGGCCGATTGCTGGCTTGGCTGATGCGATCAACAGCCTCGACCCGGAAACGCTGGAAACCACTTTGAAAGTAGCCACAGGAGTGGGCGGCGCATTGGCTGCAGCCTATGCAGTACGTAAAACTTGGCAAGTGGGGAAAAGTGTTGCGGGGTTGTTCAGTCGCGGTGGTGATGGTGATGGCGGTAGCGGCGACACTCCGGATTTACCCGGCGGTGATGATGTTTCTAAGGTTTATGTCACCAATATGCCGGATTCCGGCATGGGTGGAACATCAGGGGCAGGTCGGCGACGGAAGCGAGTTCGACGCAGAGGCGCAAGGCCAATGGGTGGCGCAGGCCGTTCGCCGGGTATGTCATTCCTGAAAGGGACGGCCCGTAAGCTGCCATACCTCGGCGCTTTGCTGGGCGTTGCCGATTTAGGCAGCACCCTGATGGACAGCTCTTTAACGGGTGCTCAGAAAACTGAAGCGGTTGGCGGCACGCTTGGGAATATGGGGGGCATGGCTGCAGGAGCAATGACAGGGGCTGCAATTGGCTCAATTATCCCCGGTATTGGTACGGCCGTTGGCGGTATTGTTGGCTCTGTGATTGGTGGCTTCGGAGGTGGTGCTTTCGGTCGCATGGTTGGCAGTTGGTTGGGCGGTGATAGTGGCAAGCCCGGTGAATTAGTCGCAAAGGCCCAGCAGACACCAGCACCGACAGGCGTTCAAACCGCGTCGAGTGTTCAATCAAATCAGTCTGTAACCTTAGCACCTGTATTCCACATTCAGGGCGAAGTCAGTGATGCGCAAATCACCAAACTGGAAAAAATGGTCATGGACCTCAGCAAGAAAATCAACCAGCCCGGCCGCATCGCTGGCCCGTCGTTCTCAGATTAGGAGGTGACATGGCAGATGTCATGATGGCTCTGGGTGAATACCGTTTCTCAATCAACAGCGCGGCCTTACAAAGCATCAGTGAAACCCACAGCTGGCGCTGGGCTGATCACAATGTCGCTGGCAGCAAGCCGCGTTCTCAGTATGTGGGTGCGGATCTGTCTGCCATTCGTTTGCAGGGCACAATTTACCCGTATTTTCGGGGCGGACTGGCACAGACCGACAAGATGAAAGCCGAAGGCGATCAGGGTAAGCCGCTGCGCATGATAGACGGACTGGGCAAAGACTGGGGACTCTGGACGGTGCGCCAGTTGCAGGTTGATAAGTCCAAACTCTGGATGAAGGGGGTCGCCCGTAAAGTGGAATTCACGCTTGAAATCAAAGAATATCCGCAGGATCTGGCATGACAACTTACATCACCAAAGACGGCGATCAAATTGATGACATCGCCTATCGCTACTACAACGGCCTGCCCGGCGCTTATGAAGCGGTGCTGGCAGCAAACCGTGGTTTATCTTCCTTGCCTCATCCGCTGCAGGCCGGCGTCGAGATACATCTGCCCAAGCTTGAGGAACCCACAGCCGATGAGGAGATCAGCCTGTGGGATTAGCCAATTACAAGATTGTCGCCAACGGCAAAGACATCACCGACATCATCCGGCCGCTGTTCGTGAGTTTAACCATCACCGATGAAGCAGGCCGGAACAGCGACAGCTTCAGCCTGACGCTGGTCGATGATGGCAAAATCGCATTCCCTAAAACAGAAGCCCAACTGCAAATCGCAACCGGAAAACAGGAAGGCCGGCTCTACGACCGCGGCACGTACACGGTGAATTCGGTAAAACTGGTCAGCCCTGCAAACCTGATCATTCTGTCTGGTGATGCGGCCAACCTGTCAGGTGAGTTCAAGAATCAGCGCGATTTTACCTGGGAGAATATTTCCCTCAGGTCGCTGGTTGAGACGGTAGCCTCTCGCTGTGGTTATCAGCCTGCTGTGTCTGAGGTTTACAGCGACATTCACATTGAGCACCGTTTGCAAACCGGGCAGAGCGATGCGGATTTGCTGACAGAACTTGCCAATGAGCACAACGCCACCATGAAAGTGGCTAAGGGCAAGCTGATTTTCTTTCCCCGCGGCGATAATCAAACCGTCAGCGGTAAAACCCTGCCTGCAGTGCCGTTGCACCTGACTGATGAAGTGAAAGCCGAAATTACGCTCAGCGGGGCCGGGAAATACCAGGCAGTGATTGCCAAGTGGCACGATGGGGATGCAGCGGAGACAAAAACGGTGCGGGTAGGCGACAGCAAAGGGAAAGCCAAACAGCTCAATACACCTTATCCGGACGAGGCCAGTGCTAAAGCGGCAGCAGAATCTGCCCTGTATGAATCTCAGCGAGCGGAATATAAACTCGAAATCAGCGACAGCCCATTTATCCCCGGCCTTCAGGCCGAGCGGAACATCTTACTCAGCGGCCATTTGCGCCCACAATTTAACGGCGCATGGATGTGCGAGAGCGTTACAGAAACGCTGGATCAGGATGGTCATGTGCAGAGTGCAAGCTTTGTGGTGCCGAAGGGGAAGCTGATTGAAATACCAAGGCTGAATTGAGTTGACATTCTTGTTGCATATAAATGACACTATGAGCATATTAAAACTTGTTACGGTGAAAATATGGACTTGAATAATATTTCAATGACTTTCTCTGGAGAAGATTCGAGAATTATTGGAACTTCCATTGGTGATCTAAAAATACTCAAATTTACTATTAAGTCTTCTTCGGATTTAGAAAAGGCAATAGATGGTGAAAGTGAAGAATTAACACCACTAAATTATATGAGAAGTTTTGTTCGAGTGGTTTGCTATCCTATTGAATCATTGATTGACGGAAACAAACCTGATTATTATCCTCTATCAGTTGATGATGTGAGAAAATTAAGCATTGATGAGCTTAATGAAATCGCAGGAGAGTTTATCAGGGTTAATAAATATTTATATCGAGAAAAGAAAAGAATAGAAAACGATGAAGATGACAAGGTTTCTGTAACATATCGACCAGGGAAAGTCCTGTATTCTAAAAAAGAAAGTGAAAGCAATGTTGAGTACTTATATCGATTGCAAGTAAAACAGAAGGGAAAAAGAAGTAAGGCTGCTGATATTCTGAGGGAGTCTGTTTTAAATGAGCTTAAACCGTCTCACTTTATGAGCGGTAATGTTTTTAAAGATGTAAATCTATCTGATTCGTTCAATAATGGAGTATATGGGGTAGGTACAGGTATGGACAAAAACATGCCTTCAATAGGGGATATATATGCTAATAAACTAGGGTTTGAAAAAATAAATCCTTTTCAAGGTGTAGCTCTCACTCCTGAGATAGAGCTGTTCAAAAATGAATTTGACAACTACGGGGTTTTAAATAAGCCTCATAGTTATTTAAATATCCCTTATCCTCTACAAGATAAAATCAATACTATTGATACTATAACCTCAGGTGTATATAACATAATCCCGCCATTAGGAGATGTATTTAATAGTAATTTTGATGCTTTAAAAATCCCTATTTCTCAGGGGGTTGGTGACATCTTTAAGAATGATTTGCTCAAGGGGCATTCTCATTTCTCAGATATCTTGAATAAGGATATTGTAAACACTTTAACTTTAGGGGAATCATTAACTAATACTATACAGGGTGTGGATCCAATAACGTTAGGTGTTGCGGGTGGGGTCACAAAATTTGGAGGTGATCTTGGTAAGGATAGCAATTTTGAAAATAAAATTCATGAGGGTTTTAGAAAACAACCTACTAGATTTAATTTTAATTTACCAGATAGATATGATGAGCTTTTTTATGAGAGTAAAAAGGCTGAGATAGAGAAAGAGGAAAAACGACTTAAACCTTTAAATGATATGTCTGAAAGCTTGGCAGTTTTGGTGGAGGTTTCGACCAAAACTGCTGAGTTTACTGTTGAAATGAATAAAACTCAGCTTAAAGTAGCTGATGAGATAAAGAGTTCAGGCGATGAGTCATCAAAGCTGGCAAGAGAAGGTATCGATATTTCTAAAAAAAGTTTGGAACTTTCAGATAAAGGAATCAAACTTTCAGATAAGTCCGTTAAATTAAACTATATTGTAATTGGTCTTACGCTTTTAGGTGTTTTTGTTTCATTTGGTGGTGTTGCCTATTCCATATATCAATCTATTGAATCTGATGAAAAATCTAATAGTGAAATGGTTGTATTATCAAAAGGGCTTAATCGATTTTCTCAAGAGTTCTCTGAATTGTCAAAAACATTGAAATCTAGTGTTGAACAAAATAACCAGCAAGTTATTAAAGAGGTTGAATTGATTAAAGAGAATAGTGCCATTCAAGAAAAGTATTATGATGAGCTTCTTCAAAAACAAAGAGATGAATCGGAAAGGCTACAGAAGATAATTGAGATTCAAGAAAAAAAGATCGTAGAACTTGAACGTAAAATATCAATTGCACCTAAGCAGAAGCATTTGAATAATTAGCTATTATTACCCATAACCCTCAACATCCCCAGCACTGCCTCCTGCTGCTCATCTGTTAGCTCTGAGAACAGGGCTAACAGTTCCTGTTCCCGGGCTTCGGTTTTCACAGGTCGCATCGGGCCTTCGCCCGCTAAATACCACTCAACACGAATATTCAGCAACGAACACAGCCTTTTGATTTCTCGCATGGTTCGCGGTTTGCGCTCGGTCGTTTCCCAGGCTTTCACCGTGTAGGGTGATTTGTGCATGGCCTGAGCGACTTTTGCTCTCGAGAACCCCGCTGCCTTCCTGGCCTGTTTTAAACGGTCTTTCATCATTTTGCGGCGCATCATACAGGCTGAGACGGGCTTTGTGCGTTTTGAGCGAATCTGTCTCTGCGCGTTACTCAGCCGTCTACAGATTCGGTATATGTGTCGTTTAGCACTTCATCCGCGTGAGCGTAGCGGTAAAATCACGTCGCATCATAGGAATGTGCAATAAAAAGAAAGGGCTAGGTTATAAATGACACAAACAGTAAAGGAAGATAAGCAGGAGAAGACGCCAGAGGAAAGAGTCATTGCTCTGGCGTTTCAGGTACTGGAAGAGTTAGCGAGGGAGAAAAAAGTAAAATCTCACCTCGTTGTTAGGAAAGCATTAGTCACGAACAACGTCGATGGCTGTGCGGATGTTCTCGGCTGTTAAGTCTTCAGGTTGAAGACCAAGACGATCGGCCTGTCGGTAGACTGCGGTGATCACCCGGGATTTTTGGTCGCTGGATAAAGTTTCATTCAGTTCAGAAGCGCAATCTTCGACTAATGCGACAACGGCTCGCATGAGGCCTAATTTTATCGGTTCCTCGGTATCGGTTGTATTCGCTGTTGGTTCGTGAGCAGAATAAAACTGAAGGTCTGACTCTTTTGCTGGTCTGTTATTGGCCAGTAGAGCATTGTTGCTTTCAAATAGACGGTATGTACCCACTTGTCCTGTAGCGATTGCTTCTTCATCTTCAGGAGAAAGTAGCGGAATTTTAATGTTGCTTCTGTTCGGAAACTCGCGGAGTACTTTGGTGAGTGCTTCGCTTCCCGGACCAACCAAGACTTCAGTGATTCGAATATCAATCATCTTGTCACCTTTGTATGCCCATTGACCAGGTTGCTCAAATACAAGAATAGAACGCTCACCAAGGCTGCATATGTACAGCTGCCAGTGTGGTTCATCTTCCAGCATGGTCTGTACTTTATCGGCAAAAAACTCAGGGTTTGATATCTGGTCAACGAAGAATGGCCGACCTTCGCCTGTGAGTAGCCAATCCAGATTTACGTTCTCTGCTCTTCGAATGGTGTACAGAAATTTTTCACCAGGAACACGCCCGCCAAAGATTGCTGAAATTGTTGCACTTGGAAAGCCTAAAGCTTTGCCCCACGGAGTTTGCTTACGATCAGCAAGTAAAAAATTGAGACGAGATTCAAAGTTACTCACAATGCGATACCTTCAATGGCTTGATTTGATCATAAAACGGATCTAGTATTTGTTTTGTCCGATAACAAACTCACTTTTATGATTGTGACGTGAATTTGCTTATCTCTGTGAGTTTAACATAGGGGAACAATACATGATAACTACTCGCGGTCTGAATTCAGACATCATTGCGACCCGTGATCTTGAGTTAAGACTACGAGTTGAACGCTTGGCAACGTTAGAGGAGCGTAAGTTGGCACAGATGGCTCGCATTTTGTTGCGAAAAGCTGTGGAGCGACAGGAAGAGGAGCTGGGATTACCGCCACTGGGCGATGATGCGGAATAAGCAATTAATTTCATCAATTCAAGGAAATGAAAATGAATACAACAAAATCACCAATCAAAATTGAAGTGTTTAGTGCCGTCATTGGAAATGTGTCAAAACGTTGTGTTGATGCAAGAAGTCTTCACTCCACCCTTGGCAATGCTACGGCATTTTCTCGTTGGGTTGGTCGTCGTATTGAAGAAACAGGTTTTACTGAAGGCAAAGATTTTTTGCCAATTTTGGCAAAAAATGAAGATAAAGGACGTCCTGCCACTGAGTACACAATCACTGTCGAAATGGCTAAACACTTGTGCATGATGGATCGCTCAGATGTTGGCTATCAAATGCGGGATTATTTTATTGAGTGCGAAGAAAAGCTTATCCAGATTAATTCGTTGTCTGTAAATCAAACTTCTACTCTGAGCAGAGATCTTCTGAAAACGATTGATCGTTTGAAAGCTTCAGACAATCAGTTCGAGGAACAGGTGTGCAAAGAGTTAATTGAACGTATTTGTCTACAGCTAAAAATGCCACAGCCACCGATTGAATTGTTGGACGTGAAATTAGAGAAAAAAGCCAGTTAATAAAAAGCCCTTCCTAACGGCAATCAGGAAGGGCCCGGGAAGCTGCGAATACACAACTAACCGTCAGATGATGAGCAGAGGCAGCAACCTCTATGCTCACGGCTCACACACCATTTCATCCTTGCGGTTAAGTGTAACGCAGCCTCCTGAAAAACAAAATGTAAATAAACTCAGGAGGTCATATGACCATTTCATCTATCACGCCCATGCGTGAGGAACCGTGCTATCCGCAGGTTACCACTGCCTGCCGTGAAACCCTGCGTCAGTTTAATAACACCTGCATGTTAGAGCAGCAGCTGAACAAGCGTACGGGCGTGCTGGCCAATGAAATCAATCCCAAACAAAAGCACCACAAACTGGGTTTGATGGATGCGATCACCCTAATGAAGCTCACCGGCGATGTGCAGATACTGCGTGCGCTGGCCGCTGAGATGAACTACTCCATCTACTTCCTGGCGAATTACCAAACCATTTCCGATCTGGAACTGCTGAACTCATACAGTAACTGGCACGCTGAAATCGGCGATGTAAATCGCGAACTCGCGGCTGCATTGGCAGATGGCGATATCCAGCGTGATGAGTTCGAACGCATTGAACGTGCCTTGCAGGAATCTTTCGCTGCGGCGCTGGAGTTTCTGAGCCGCGTGCGTGCATTGGTTGTGGATTAACAGAAGGCGAAGCCCGGAGGTAAGCCATGAGTCATCAAACCGTTTTCGAACATTACTTCACAGAGCAGGAAGAAAAACACCTGTTCAAAACTATCAAATCAACCGACTGCATTTATGCAAAGCGCGACTACTACTGGATGCTGCTGATGCGGGAAACCGCTGTCCGTTTGGGTGTGCTGGCTGGGCCGGATCCGAAAAAGGCCAATAAGTATCACCTGCCAATGCGTGGTCTGTCGGTTCTGGATGCAGAACTGAGCCTGGATGAAGGTTATCTGGTCTTCGACAGTGCCAACACCAAAGGCCAGAAGAAACACCCGGTTTCTCTGAACCGCTCTGCAACCGAAGCGCTGCGTGAGTTGCTGCGCATTCATCGTGAAATGAGTGAAGGCTGGGACTGGGATACCCCACGAGAGGAGCGCCCCCTGTTTCTGAGCCGGAACCGTCAGCACATGAGTCGCCGGAGTTTTCAGCACCGCTTCAAACTCTGGTGCCGGGCTGCAGAAGTTCCGGAAGGCACCCCTCACTGGCTGCGGCATTGCTGGGCAAAGCGGTATCTGGAACGCGCAACATCACCGGACGCACTGCGACGTGTACAGGCGGTGTTGGGGCACTCAGACATCAAGACCACAGCCATTTACACCAGGCCGGATAAGGAATCACTGGCATCAGCCATGCGGGAGGCAAGTACATGTTTTCACTGATGTTAGATGGCCACAGAGCGGCCGCAAGGCTGAAGCGCGGCGACTTGGTGAGTATTTCGGGTTCACCGGCGGATATTGCGCCATTGGAAGCCATTTCTAAACAGCCAGACGGCAGTGTGTGGTTAAACCCGATTGGGCAGGGAAAATTTCAGGTGAATCAGTTTCAGCAGATTGCGGTGTATTCGTTGTGCAGAGGGACAGGAAGATGAGTAAGTCACTTTCAGCCATTGTGGTTGAACTCAGGCGTGCGGCACTGCAAGCCGCGTTAAGGAATATCAATCTGCATGTGTTTGATAGCAGAGCGACAGAACGCGAGCTGCATGAATACGTGGCGGGCGAGCTTGGTCAGTATCCCGGTTTGATTCGGTGCTGGACACGTCATGAAGGTGTACCACGTGAGTTTGTGTCGGACATGCTGTCGATTTTGAATCGTCACTCTGTGTGGGCGCGCCATCAGTTGTATCCGAATAAGACCATTGCAGCTCAGTACCTGGGTGGGGAGCGTTAATGATGTTCGCAACACGGATGACACTAAGCGAGCAGCGCTGCTTGATGAAGCTGGAGCAACAGCTGGTGAAGAATCAGGGATTTATTTCATTACCGGCGTTCGAGAGCGACCACATGGAAACTCTGCAGAGATGGCAGCAGCAAGGTCACCTTGTGCTGAATGCTGACCGTATCAGCGAGATTCCGGCTGAACTGGTAAAGCAGCGTGGGATCACGCATGGCTGCGAGTTTAGTGATGAGTTGTGGGTGGCTTCTGCATCGTTGCGCCGGATTATCGCTCATGGCCTCTAAATCACCTTCAGCTTTCTGGCCGGAGCCGTGCATTTGCCGGCTCCAGGCGCCTTGCGTGAATTTAAGCCAGTTACCAACCGACAAGAAACGGTTGGTTTGGCAGCACATTCAGAGCCAACACGCAGAGGTAGCTGAGTTACTGAGTTCAGACGATTTCAACGCGTTAAAGCGCCAGTTGTCGGCGCGTTTCGGCCCCGTAGAAGTTGGGGTGAATTTGCAAGACATTGGAGGTTCGCTGTATGGCGTCCGCAGACAAGCTAAAACGAGAGATTGACCTGCACGATCTGGCCGAACGGCTGGGTATGGAACGCCCTGAGCCGAATGGCAATTACCGGGCGCAGGGCAGGGCAGACAAGCACCCAAGCGTGAGCATTTTCGTTGCCGAAGAAGCTGGCCACATGATGTGGAAAGACCACACCACAGGTGAAAAAGGAAGCTGTATCGACCTGGTGATTTATTGCGGCCGTGCTGATGATGCCAGCGAGGCAATGCGCTGGATTCATAAGGAATACGGGATTACGGCAGATGCTCCAGAGCAGCAACAGCAAAAGCCAAAGCTGGAATGGCTGGCAGAAAAGCAGCTCGCAGTGGCAAGTGATGCGCGGCGGTATTTGTTTGATGAGCGGAAGATTCCGGCCCCGGTGATAGACCTGATGCAAAAACGGGGTGCGTTTGGGTTCAGTGACTGGACGAACTCAAAGAAGAAGTCGGGTGAAATTGGGTATGGCGGCCCGGCCATTGTTTTCCCAGCCCGCTGTGTGTTGAGCAAGCAGGTGATGGGGATTGATTACCGTTACTTTGACCCGTCACTGAATGGAGACCTGAAAACTAAGGCGCAAGGAGAGAAGCGTGGATACCCCTATATTCCCGATGCAATGGCCCTTCGCAGAGCCACGACTGTTTACGTTGTTGAATCGCCCATCAATGCCATATCAGCTGTGGCGGCATTTGACCCGGAGGGGACTGGCAAAGGTACGACAACGGCGATTGCGACCCGCGGGCTGGCTGTGGAAGACATTGACTGGCGTTTTCTGGCAGGGAAGAAAGTGGTGTGTTGTTTCGACAATGATGCGCCAATTAAAGATGGACCACGCAAGGGGCACCGTCCGGGGCCGGAAGCCGCATGGGTGGTGCATGAAGCGTGTACTGCACTGAACATACCGTGCTTTCTGGTCCGGCAGGATACGCCGCAATGGGAGGAAGTAAACGACCTGAATGATTACCTGCGTGAACATGGGCCTCAGGAAACGAAGTTTGCTTTGCTGCGGCTGGAGCAATGGCTGGTTTATGGGCAGGAAGGCCAGTTTATTTCAGGCAGAGTGAAGCGTCTGCCTCTGCCTGATCATGACCAGTATATGTATGGGTTGTTTCGGACTAAGCAGGACTTCACGAGTTTCCTGAAGATTGTTCAGAACGAGGAAGAAGGTGAGCAGCAAATCCCTCAGGATGTATGCAGCTTCAGAATCGCCGGACTTTCGAAGGTGACAATTTCTTCTGCCAATGCAGCGATGACCGGAGAGAAAGATCTGCAGGCCCACAAGGTGTACTCAGCTTCGATACAGACGCCGGATTCACCTTATGAACTGACCCGTTTCATTCTTGAAAGGGAGCAGCTTTACAACATTGATGTCTGGCGTCGCGTTGGCGGGGGGATATTTAACCCGGGAAAATTCAGCAGGATGATTTCAATACTGGAAAGGGCCACCAAGATTGGCGCACGTTCTGCCGTGAATTTTGTTGGCCTCGCCTGGCATGAAGGCAAACCAATCTTTAATGAAGGGCCGGATTGTTACTTTACGAACCCGAAGCAGCAATGCCCTTATTACAACCTGCGTTTCATTTCTGGTCACCCAAGTGATGGCAAGTCGGTTATCGAAGCGTACAGCAAGACGTTTAAACAAAGCGCCGGATTGATTCCGCTGGTTTGGGGGCTGGGATGCCATATCAAAACGTTTCTGGGCTTCTGGCCGCACTTCACGCTTCAAGCTGATAAGGGAGCAGGTAAGTCGACGCTGATTAAGCGGATTGAGCGAAGCATCGGTTTCACGATGCTTTCCAGCCAGAGTATGAAGTCTGAATTTCGTTTGGTGACTTCAATCGGGCACACCTCGCACCCGGTTGGCTGGGAAGAAATCAGTGCGCAGGAACAGAAAACGATTGATCGAGCTGTTGCGCTTTTGCAGGAGAGCTATCAGTACACCACATCGAAACGCAGTTCAGAGATGACTGAGTTCCTCTGTGTTGCACCGGTATTACTGGCGGGGGAAGACGTCCCCGTTCAGAGCTTGCAGGGCAAGCTGATTCGGTCTGATTTATCCAACAGAAAAGGCGCATTGCTGCCTGAAGATTTGCCGAGATTTCCGGTGAAAGAGTGGATTCAGTTTCTGACGACATTCTCCCGTCAGGAAATGCGTCAGCACTTTCATGAGTGTCTGGAGTACATGAAAACAAAGCGCAGTTCGGTCAACAGTGACAGTACTGCAGAGCGCATGATTGAGAATTACAGCTGCGTATTACTTGCATGGAAGCTGTTGTGCCAATTCACCGGTATGCCTTCCAAGTACGGCAAGTTCGTATCGCATCTGATTACAGAAATGAGCGCTCATGTCAGTGAAACCAATGCTTCACGGGAACCTTGGGTTTGGATTCTTCACGTCATTCTGGGTGAGATTGATTCGGGTCAGTATCGCTATCCATACCTATTTGACTGGATAGACGGAGAACTGTGCCTGTTGATTCGAACGAGCCACATGATGCAGCAACTCAGCCAGACGCCGGCATTGAAACAGACATTCGACAGTTTACCGGTGAAGTCAGACCGGGTTCTGAAACGGCAGCTAAAGAATGCCGGCGTGATTTTGAAGGAGCCTTGCGAAAAAACAATCAATACCAAGCGAGTTTCTAATCTCGTTGCTTTAGGGGTCGAGAATCTTCGTGAATTCGGGTTGTACCCGGGAATCCCTGAACACGTTCAGGAACAGCAAGTGAATCAACAATGAGGAAACAAGGATGATCAGTAATTTGCAAATCGTATTACTCAGTCAGCTGAAGAATCATTGCCATACAGGTTATGACATCACGAAGCTGATTCAGCATTCACCCTGGAAAGCTTCTCATCAGCAGGTGTATCGGGAGCTTGCCAGATTGGAGGCATCTGGCTGTGTCAGCATCGAAGAAGTCATGCAACAGGGCAAGCCAGACAAGAAAGTGTATAGCCTGACTGACCTTGGCAGAAAAATGCTGGCAGAGGCTGAGTCTCAGCAACCTGCAATAAGAAAGTTTCAGGACGATGCCAGCGCAATGTTGTTTTTGAAACAGCCTGGCTATTACCAGAGCATGAAATCAGAAATCGAGCAGCGTATTGCAGCAATTGAAGCAGAGCGTGCTTCATGCACCGAGGCGTTGTTACTGCTATCGCTGGACCGTGAACAGCGTTTGCTGGAAGCAGATGCTCAGTGGTGCCAAGGCGTGGTCAGAGCATTTGCATCCGGTTTAACACAGGCAGCATAAATCAACAGGAAGGAGGGCTGTTATGCCTAAGAAATCACTCAACCACATCGCCACTTTAATTTCTGAAGTTTACCAGGAGGCAGGGCTGGAAAAGGAATATATCGAAAGTAAAAAAGCGATTATGCGTGGTCATGAAAACAAGTATGAAACGCTCGCAAGCGCCATCAATCTGGATACAGCAAACCGTAAGCGTTTGGCTGTGAAGCTTGGGATCTCATCGTTGCATTTGGATGTGACGGTTAAAGTGCTCAATCACCATTGCTGACGTAACAGTGGTGAATTGATTCTAAATTCAAATAAATAAGGTAAATAGCATGAAACAAGAGTTAATCAACGAAGAGCCATTAGTCGAAGTATTGAACGGGAAAGCAAGCACGACATCACTTATGTTTTCGACGGTGTTTGAAATTCAACATAATGAAGTATTGCAGAAAATTCATGCTGTAGATTACTCCAACGCATTTATTGATAACAACTTCTCTTCAGTGAAGATGGTTGAAAATGGCGTTGATAAAGAAATCTTTTATATAACATATGACGGATTTTCTCTGTTTCTAAGTGAGTTCTATGGGCGATTGAATAAACAGTTAGTGGAAAAGTATCTTACGGAGTTTGAATTTCTATCGGACCAATTGCTTTGCTTGTGTGTAAATGGAAAACAGCTAAACGAAACTATTCACTAAGAGGCATTGATTATGAAAAGTCTTCCTGAACCATGTGGGAGCGTACCGGCATTAGAAATTATTGACGGTCAGCCAATGACGACGTCACTGAAAGTGGCTCAGTATTTTGGTAAACGGCACGACAATGTATTGCAAGCAATTCGCCGTTTAACAAGTGAGGAAGATTTACACTTCCTTAATTTTAAGGAGACGTTCGTTGCATCTCCTATCCCGAATGGTGGTACAAGAAATGACAAAGTGTATTACATGACAAAAGATGGATTTTACTTCCTCGTGCTTGGCTTCACGGGAAAGCAAGCATTACTTTTTAGGGCTGCATTTATCAAAGAGTTCAACCGTATGGATGAAGAACTAAGGGGTGGGAAGGCCATTGATAACTATGCTGGTCAGATGTTGATGCAGATGGCAGCCCATTACCAAAGAGAAGATAAAATGATCGTGTGTCGTAGTAAATACGAAGCAATGAAGAGCGTATTTAGTCAAGCGATGAAAACTTCTTCGCAGATCCAAAGCAACCAGCTTGAACTGCAAATGCAAACTTTTGAAGCCATAACAGATAGCATTGACTCTGAATGGCCACTTTCTGATGAGTTACCTTGAATAAGAGCATAGTGGCAAAACTATGCTTTCGGCTCACACACTGCTGCCTTCGTAAGAGGGCAGCTTCCTACTCAGATTGCTGCGGCAACAGCAAAGATGAGGTACAGATGAAATTGAAAAGACTGTCTGAACGAAGCCGATATGGTTTCTCGAATGTCAGTACTAACGCTGATCCACAGGTTCTATTTGAAGAAAATGTCCGTAACCCACGTTACTTGTGGGTTGTAAGTCTATGTTTTTTAATTTGTTTTAGGTGTCATCCACAGGTCCATAGGTTATTTCGGATCCCTCTCCCCCCGGAATCAAAAATTCCCAGCAGAGGAAATGCTCAATATGCTGGTTAAGTTGAATGAATGGCGAAAAATGCGATTCCCCGATGGCCAGGCACCCAGCGTGCGTGTCTGTCGTAGGGAAATCGATTTGGGTACGTTGCCTGGGAAGCGAATCGGGCGCTGTTATTACGTCGACCTGGAGCGGGAAAAAGACGCGACAGGGGATGAGATGTTAGATGACCTGCTAAGCCATTAAGAAACACAGAGGTGACCGTGCCCCGTCCTAGAAATAAGAAGTTCAGAGACCTTCCTGAAGGTCTCTATCATAAAGGCGAGAAAGGCTATGTATTCCGCCGCATTGACAATACCTGGAAGTCTTTGGGTAACGAGAAATCAAGAGCCATCGCTTTAGCCCGCAGATATAACGCGACCTACCGAATTGATGCTGAAATTACTCATGAAGTGAACCCAAGCCTTATCACGAGTAGAAGGAAGAAAGGCCTGACGCCATTTTCCCAGTACTTAAAACGTGTTCTCAAACGCTACAAGGAAGAAGAGAACCCATCTGAGGAAACCTATAAAAACTTCGTTTCACGGGTTCGCAGACTAGCGGAAGTGATTGGGAATAAGCCTGGCATGGTGATCGACCTGCATGATGTGAATCATGTGCTTGAAACGCTTGCTGAGGGCAAATCGAACGAGGTTTATAACCGCTGGATATCTGTGATGGTTAAAGTGTTCGACTATGCGGTTGATGACAGCGTGATGCTGGAGAACCCGGCAAAGCGGAAGAAACGGAAACCGCTCGAAAGTAAACTACGGCAAAGGATCACATTGGAGGAATACAAGGCTATTTGGCGAATCGCACCTCCCTGGCTTCGCTGTGCAATGGACCTGTCCCTGGAAACCACGCACGCAGCGCTTGAAGTCTGTGCTGTACGCTATGACCATATTGAATGGCTTGAAGAGCCTGTTGAAGAAAATGGTATTCAGGTATTTGGATACTTGAAGATTCACCGTCAGAAAGTAAAGAAGAAGGAATCGAGCCGGGTCATGATTCCAGTGACGTTGTCACTCAAGAAAATCATCGACGATAGCAAAGATAATATTGCATCAGCATATGTTGTTCATCGAATGCCAGAGAAGATCAGTAATGAAGTGAGTAAATATTGTGAGCATTTGACTCAGGTAAATCGAAAATTCTTAAGCAGAAAATTTTCACATTATCGGGATTTGGCAGGGGTGAAGAAACATTTGGATAAAACCGAACGTCCGACATTTCATGAAGTGCGTGGGTTGAGTATTCATTTGTTCGACAAAGCTGGTTATGACCCTCAGGCAAGAGCCGCTCATTCTGATGCCAGAAGCACAAAAGTGTACAAAGAAGGGCATGAAAAATGGGTACAGGTTCCGGCTGGTGAGATAGGGATTCGTACCCCGGTTCCAAAATAG